GTAGCCGCGCCGGAATAGCCAGCCGTAGCCGCGCCGTACTTGCCAGCCGTAGCCGCGCCGGAATCGCCAGCCGTAGCATGTTTGGGGTCTGTGTGTTTCATCGTTGTGTGCTCGTTCACGTACTGGATTTGAGCTCTTACAAGCCCGGCAATACCGATTTCTGCTTTCACGGAAATCTTTTTACCGCAGCGCTTGGAATCGTCGCTCATTTGGTCGCTCACATCGTCGAGATCAACCTCACAATAACGGCTCATTTTGCCGGGTGCATAATATTTGAACACATCCAGCGGGCGCTCACAGGCATGGAAACAACTTCCGCACAGTTCGGCAGTGGGTTCCTCATAGGCCTTGCCGATTTCGTACTGGAAATCACGGCATTTCAGGTCTTTGTCAAAGCCTTTATACATTTTCATGGCTAGATACCTCCTTCTTTAAAAGCAGCCCGCACAGGGCGTTGAGGGCCAGCACCGTGCAGACGATGCCGGGGATGTTGAGAGAACCGAGCGCGGCAAGCAGCAGCACCAAATCTGCGGTGATTGCCAGCTTGACGGCGGCGCGGTGAAGTGATAGAATAAAGTTAGAGCTTTTTGCGATGCTCTGTCTTTTTGCCGTTCCGGTGGTGGTGCACCGGGGCGGCGTTTTTGTTTTTGCCATCATTCTTTGATTTCCTCCCATTCAAAGCGGCCCTTGCCGGAGTTGCGCCACTGGCCCAGGCCGCGCTTTGCGCCGTAGTCCAGGCATTCACGCACCATATCTTCCAGCTTTTCATCCAGGCATTCGATTTCAAATTCTGCGGTTGCTCCTGCGGGTACGCTCTCGCTCTTGGCGATGCTTACGCGTTCGCCCATCTGGGTTTGCGCCCGCAGGGGGCGCTCACAGAAATCAACCTTCATGCCGTGCAGGTCGTAGGGAATCTCGCGCGGTGTTACGAAGATGAGCCCATCGATAGCCTGCTTGTACGCCTTGATCGCCGCGCAAGCCTTGCCGCCTGCATAGCCAGCCTTGCCAGCTTTGGCAAGCATTTTGCAGCTGTCCTTGAACATGCCTTTCACCTGATAGTCGTACAGGAACGGCGTGCCGTCGGCGGTTTTGGGAAATACCGTAATGCGGTCTTCGGCGTTCTGGGCCTTGATGTTGTCCACTTCTTCGGCGGTGAGGTCGCCGGTGGGGGCCTTTCTGGCAATGTAGGTTGCGAGAAGGTCTTCATTGCTGGGGGAAGAACCGAGAACTTCTTCCAAAAGGGTGATTTTTACTTTCATGGTGGTTGTCTCCTTTTTAAATAAAATCGGTTGCTTTTCGGTGCCTATGCCGATCTATGCAATGCCTACGCGATGCAGTGCTCCGCCATGCCGTTGCGGTGCCATTCGTCGCGTGGCCTCGCCATTTCATTGCCAATCAGAGCAAGCTGCACAAGGCTTTTCCACTGCTAATCAAATCGGTGCCTCCGCAAAACCTTTCCGAGCTATGCCGTCGCGCTGCCATTCTTTGCCAAGCCTTAGCTTAGCCTTCGCGTCAAATTGCAGCACCCTGCCTCTGCCTTGAGACGCTGTACTGAGCTATGCCTTTGCCGTGCTATGCGCTGCCATTGCGATACGTAGCTAATCCATGCCGACGCCGAGCAGCTCGCTGCCGTTGCGACACGGAGCATTACCTTTGCGGGTCAATGCGTACTATACTTTTCCTCTGCATATTGTAGCCAATCTAAGCAGTGCCTTTGCCAATCGACACATGGCTTTTCCGCGCCGTCGCCTATCTGTGCAGTGCTATGCCCTCTCAATGAGAACTTCCCGAAGCTGGGCAAGTAAGTTGTCTACTCGTTCTTCGCGCGTTGGCTCTTTGGTCGTGGGCCTTACAATGCCGGATGGGAAATAGCGGGCAAAGTCGTCGTATGTAATGTCCAGCGCTTGGCATACTCTGCCGACCTCGCTCCACTCCCAAGGGCTGCGCCCGTTGATGCGCTGCGAAATAACTGCGGCTGGGATATGGCATTCTTCGGATAAGCGCTTCTTGTTGTAGCCCTTGCTCTTGATAAGAGCGGTAAAAGCAAGGTTTGCCATGTTCATCATCTCCTTGTAACACATATCAAGAAGTTGTATACTGTGCGAAAGGGGGAAAATAGTATGGATTTAAAAATTCCAGATTTTACAAAAGATATTGACTTTGAAAGCACTCCGCTGAAAAATATTGAAAAAGCATCAACGGAAACTGCCGTACAAGCCAAACGCCTTGCAGAGTTAGCGGAGCGCCGTGCTCAAAAAGCTGAGCAGGATGCAAAGGATGCCGATGCCAGTGCAAAGCGTGCAAACGCTATTGCCATTGTATCGGTAATAATCGCTGCAATTTCTCTTTTCGGCGAAGCGCTCGGCATTTTCCCGCTCTCTTTTTAACCAGTGTTCAAAGTAGAACGTAAAAACCAGATTGCATATCGCACCGCCCAGCACGGCGCCCTTGATAGCAATTGTGACAAACAGTTTAGGTGTCATTGGGTTGTTCCTTTTTATAAAGCATTCAAGCACAGCAGTCGGAACGTCTCACGGCCTTTAGGCGTGATAAGTGTCTGTGTGCCGCTCCACTTGGTTTTCTCGTTAAAGCACTCTTTAACCTCAAACAATCCGTTGTTTTTATCGGCGTATGGCATCAGCTTTGCTTTTTTATCTCTGTAGATGTATTTCTTTTCCATCAAGAAAGAAATAAACTTTTTCTCTTCAACTCCAAGTTGTTTTGCCGTCTCACGAAAGCTGGTCAGCAAATTACGGTCTACAAGTTCGTCAAAATATTCAGCTTTAGGCTGCATAATAGCATTCTGAACTGTAAGTTCCGAAATCCTCGCCTCACGTTCCGCAAGCGTTTTGTTGGCAACCAGCAGGGCTTTAGCCATCAATTCGGATGGGGTAAGCTGTTCCTGCCCGGCGATGTAACCACCGTTTTTGCGGATACTGGGCAAGACTTCACTGGTGACCCATTTGCGGAAAGGCTTTGCCTCTGGCTTGTCGCTGCGCAGGATGACGTTGTACAGGCCGGATTCGTTGATAACCGTTACATCCTGCATACCGCCAGGGGTGTGAATCTGATTCATACCCTTTTCGTCAGCGTCCAGCCTGTCAGCAACTTTAGAGACAGTTCCAAGCCCAAGTACCACGCACACGTCTTTCAGCACAAACCAGGGTTCACCGTTCATCTCAACCGTGCGTACATCGTTGTTTTCGTACTTAAAAATCTGAATGTTGTTCATTCGCTCACTCCTTTCTTTCTGCAATTAGTTCACTTACAGCCGCTTCCATCTTCTTCTGAATGTCAGGCGGTTTGCGCTTGCTGTTCAGAATCAAACAGATATAAGGCTTGCCGTAACCGAGCTTTTTTGCTACATCTTCATAAGAAATGTCGTTGTTGTGCATTTTCCCAATCAAACGGCCAGTCCACGCTTCGGGCATTTTTTCACCTCCCTTAGTAAAAATTAGAAGTAAACAAAATTGACTGCCGCGACACAATATGCTATAATCTGAACTGCCAGAGTAAGGCAGAAAGGAAGG